CAGATCCAAACATATTTTCTATGTCACAACGTCTGTCATTGGCACAAACACAGTTGCAACTAGCACAAGCTGCACCACAAATACATAATCAGTACGAAGCATATCGAAGAATGTACGATGCACTTGATGTAAAGAACATTGATGGCATTTTACCACCGCCACAACCGCCTGCACCAGTAGATCCAGCGACAGAAAACGCTAATTCTATGAAAGGTGCACCACTTCAAGTGTTTCCAGAACAAGATCACGAGGCACATTTAGTGGTTCATGCTTTATTTTTGTCAAACATGGTGGCACAAACTAACCCACAAGGGTTTTTGTTGCTACAATCTCATGTTCAAGAGCATGTTAGTGCGTTAGCAAGAGACCAAGTGACTAAATTCTTCCAAACAATGATACAAGAAGCAGTGGCTAGGGGTGAACAACCACCACAAATTGCACCACAAGCTGTTGAAGCAGCGATTTCGCAACAAATTGGTGAAATATTGAAAGAAATCTTGCCTGCTATCGAACCTGCACAGAAACCAGATCCACTTGTAGCAATCAGAGAGAAAGAATTAGAGAATGACACTGCTGAACTGCAAAGAAAGTCTATAAATGACATGATGAATTTCCAAATCGATGCAGCTAAGTTACAACAAGCGTTTGAGTTAGCACAACAGAGAACAAAAACTCAAGAACAAATTGCAGAAGACAGAAATGATGTAAATATCTATAGGATAAATACGCAGGCCTCTTTAAAAGGTAGGTAAAGATGGATCCAGTCACTATATCTCTCGCTATGGGCGTAGCTTCCAAAGCATTTGATGCAATCAAGAAAGGATTTGCAGTCGGTAGAGATATAGAACAAATGTCTGGAGATATCGGTAGATGGATGGGAGCTGTATCTGATGTTGATAACG